TATATGTCAAATGTTGTTTTAAATTATATTATCGATGAAATTATTAGATTAATTGAATATAACACAAATAAAAATGTTAAAACAAATTTAGTACATTTTATTATACATTTAATTTCAAATTTATTTGATGCAACATTTTATGAAAATTCAAAATTTAATCAAGAACTAAATTATTTTTATCAAATCCTATATACTTCAGAATTTTATCTTGAAACGCAAAATTCCGATTTTATGATGGATGCTTTGGATTATTATTCGAATCAAGAGGAAATTAAAAATATTGATGAATTAGATAATGAACAAAGAGAACAATTAGAAAATAAAATTAATGATGATAATGCAGAAATGGAAGGTATGGATATGGTTAATGATTATGAAGATATTGAAGGTATATTTGATATGTATACAGATTACGATGGTTATGAAATACATCAGCCAGAAATTTTAATTTAGTTTGATTTAGTTTGATTTAGTTTAATTTAGTTTAATTTAGTTTGATTTAGTTTGATTTAGTTTGATTTAGTTTGATTTATAAAATAAATTGAATTATCGAAAATATTTATATATATATATTGTTAAATGTATACATAAAAAAAATTTTACCATATAAAAGCAATAAAACATATTATTTGAATATATAAAATTATATGTAAAAATAATTTATTATTCATATTTATAAATATAATATAATGATAAAAATTATACTTGTACTAATAATTATTGTTGTCCTAATGAAAATTTATGATGGATATTTTAATAAATCAGAACCATATATTAATATTACTAATCCTTTTGTTGATGGATTAAGTCAATTTCAATTGGGTGCTGATAGACCAGATGTAAGTTCTGTATTAGATGGTTCGGATTTACCACCACAAAAACCATATGATCCATTTAATCCAGCCAATAATTTAATTTCACAAACAGATAATCCACATTATACATATTATCCCGATGAAAATCTTAATTCGTATCTCAATTCAAATCCCAATAAGGATAAAGGTTCCAAAATCTTGAGCAAAATTGATAAAATGTCAAATAAACTTGTTCCAATTAATAATACAAAATCCAATTTTGACCAAGACATTAATATTGTTAATCAAATGAGAAATAAATCATCAAAAATGTCAAAAGCTAAAAATAACAAAATGGAACCAAAAAATAAAATTCCTTGTAAAAAACTTAATAAATTCTTTGTTCAATCGCAATTCTCAGATTCTTATCGTGATGTTCTCACGGTATTTAATAATATTTGTCCAGACCAAAAAATTCTTTTTAATCTTCAATCACTCCCAGTCGTTACAACCAAATATCAATTAAATCGCGATGCTCCTTTTATTTTTATTAAGTTAGTCACACAATTTATTAATCAAGTTAATAAGGAAATTAAAAAATTGCCAGAATCATATGAAATAGTTAATAATTTTAATAATTATATGCCTCTAACTTCACAACTTAAAAAATATACTGAAAATAAGGGTATAAATAAATTTTATAAAGATATTGGCGTTGATTATAATTTATATGCGGATACACCTCCAAATTCGCCTGTTGAATTAATTAAAATTATTTCCGCAAAAAGGGAATATACTGATGCAGAAACTAAATATGTCATAACATTGGTTATTAAAAAAATTTTAAAATCTATTTCCGAACAATTACAAATCACAGTTCATTTTGTCAGTAAAAACAATCCATTAGAGGGATATGATTTATTTGATGGAAAACCTCCGGTTGAAACTATTAATTCTACTCAACAAGTTGCGATTGAATTTATTTTTGTTGATGGGTATTTCACTGATGATTTTGATGTTGATTATGATTGTGTTGGAGGAGATAATGCTTGTAAAAAATACTCAAATATTGATTGGGATAATAAATATTCATCATTTGACGCATTGGGAACGGATTTTATGATGTCTGATTATCAAATTATTAAAGAATTTAACAAAAAAAATAGGGAACACGAAATAGAAATGAATAATTTCAATATAAATGTTCCATATCCTATATATGAAAATCCTGCAGAAGCAAAATACCCGAATTTTCCAAAAGGTAATATCTAATAAAAATTGAAATATATATGTATTGTAATATTTAGATATAAGAAATAAATTATTTTAATAATAGTATTATTATTAAAAAATTTGATTATTCCGATATGAACTATATAAATTATACGTATAATAGTTTACGTGATATTATTATGTATATTACTTTTTTAACTACATCAAGTCTTTCAACTATTGCAACTTCCATAATTTTAAATTTAGATATAATTTCCAATCAAAATCTGTCTGAAAAATTTCTTTCAAATAAAAATCTAACTGAAAATTTTCAGACAGATAACATTGGTGATGAAATAAATTCATATGGAAAAAGAATTAAAATAAAATTTAACGATATACATCACAACACACAAACAAAATATCCAAAATACAAATCAAATAAAAATACATACAATTGTAATTATGCTTGTGAAAATCCAGATTATTATGATTGTGATTACGATTCCAAATCAAAATCTGGATTTTCACGAGTAATATTGGTTGATAATACAAGCTGTATATGTAATTGTAATTATAATTGCGAATGTAATTGGGGATGGTTTGTTCCAATTGATAAATAATTTTTTTGACATTTTTATATATAATAATATTTTGATTTATTGTATTTGAAAATAAAAATAGTATAAAAATAGTATAAAAAAAATATTATATAAAATAATATTTTTATTTTTCTAAATATAATAATATATAGTCAAATGAACAATAATAACAGTCAATATTTATCTTATCAAACTGATTGCACAGATTGTGGAAATAAACCTTGTAATTCGCAATATAATAATAGCGGATTGCCAACATTTAAAACAAATGTCTGCACTAATTCTGGTTTTAATTATGGCTATTCTGGAAATTTAGCATATGATCCTGAATTTATTCGTGATGATATTGAACAAAGTACCGCTCCACTTATGTCTGTTTTAGACCCAAATAGAGTTAAAAATTGTTCCCAATGTTTGAGTTTAAATGGTCCAAGAGCCGGACATAATGGTTGGGGAACTTCAATTCCAGTAGCAAATCCATCTGTTACTCCAGCTCAAGATTTAATTGATATAGATTCCATTATGTCTAATAGAAACGTTAAACAAGATAGATCTAAAAAAGGTCATGTCAATATGGTTGATGTTTTTAAATTTAAAAATTATGATGCAAAATTATGTGATAGAGGATTAGACCCCTTAAATTCATCTCTTACTTATCCAAAACAATTATATAGAGAAATGTCAATCAATAGATTTTACGATCTTAATATTAATCCCCAAGTCAATATTTATTATCCTTGGACTGTTAATTCACAATTAGAAGCAAAAGATAATTATGATTATCCATATCCATATTTTGGAGATATGGATGGTTCATTACCCAATCCAACAAATGGAAAAACAAGACCATGCAAAACAGTCTGTAAAGAAAACTGCGATACTAAAGTTTATGAAGGTAGGGAATGGGAAAGAATGCAAGAACAACAAGCTCAACAATATGATTCTGATTCAGATGCCGAATCAGAAACTAAATCTGTAAGATCTGAATCGTCAGATTATGGATATTAAATATGATAGTAAAAATATCGTATTAAATTTTTTTACTGTATTATTTATAATTATAAAAGATTATAATGGAATTATTATTAGGTTCGGGATTATTTCTAACGGGAATTTTTTTAAATAAGAATCAAGATGAAAAAAAAGAAAAAGATTTAAATGATCCAACAAAAATCCCAAATGGAACATTTAAATTAAGCAATCAAACATATGTGCAACCTTATGCTAAAAATTTTTTAAATAATTATAAAAGTAAAATATATACGGATTCTAATGAATTTTTGTATAATTCGATTAGTAATGGATATCAACAATCTATTGAACCTGGTTCAAATATTGTTAATAATATATATAGAACACTAAATGATCCGTATGAAAAAAATAAAAAAATAAAAATAAATAATTTATTAAATAAAGATATAAATATGATAAAAAAAACCTCCTCTAATAATATAGAAACTATGAATAATATAGGTTTTCAAAATAATTATGGATATAATGATAATGTATCAAATGATAGCGAATTTTCCGATAATTACTCTATTGAACCAAAAAAAAAATCATATTTAAAAAAAAATATAGATGTAAATTCTCAATTATCAGATAATTATTCAGATAATGGTGAGGCTAATATCAATATTAAAGTTTTAAATCAACAGGACAAATTTTTATCAGATATTATAACAAATTTATCCGGAAGTGATTATGAAACTGATAATGATAATCAACAAATCCAAAACCACAATTACCCAAAGGATTCTTTTGAATCGCAATTTGACGAATTAAAATTTGATCATAAAGGCATTCCATCAACAATGCAAAATGGAAAACAATTATTAAATATTTTTAACGATAAAATAGGATATGTGCCAGAATCAAATTTTAACCCAAAATCGGACGGTAGATTTGGTGTCAGTAGTGATATGACTCATAATAATATGGTTCCGTTTTTTTCATCAAAAACTTATGGATATAATCCAATGTATGATAAGGAAAGAGAAAATTATTCTATCAGACAAATTGAATTATTTACTGGTTCCGATCAAAATCCACAATTTAAACATAAAAAAGAAGTGACAAATTTATTTAGTCCAGAAACAAATAAAGTTGAATCTGTTACAGGTCTTCCAAATTTCAATGATTATTTTGAATCAAGATATATTCCATCTCAAACAAGAAATGGCGAACTTTTAATGCAACCAATTAGAACTACACCTGGTTTAAATCTTGGTTATACTGAAATTGGCAATACCGGAAAACAAGATTTATATAGAGTATTACCAAAAACTGTTGATCAATTAAGAACTGTTAATAATCCAAAAGTATCTTATACACCTTTAATTAATCCTGGTCAAAAAGGTGATAGAAGAGGTATTATTGGTGATTTTATACAAAAAGGTCCTGATAGATTTTATTATAATGCTCCAGATTCCCTATTACCCCAAGTTGGCGATCATGTTGCTCCAGCTATTTACGGAAAATGGATTGTTGACCAAACAAATCGTTCTTTAAATCCAAATACTCCTAATTTAAATCCATTAGGAGGGGTAGAAAAATCAACACCAGAATATTTGCAAGGACAATTCAAACGTTCATTTAAAAGAGAAGATAATGCTATTAATCCCGCAAATATTGGACGTGATACTCGTGGTCAAATTATTAATCAAGATACTTGGATTCCCAATGAAACAAATCGCCAAAATACCAATTATGGAAATGATTATGCAGGTAATGTTGTTGGAAATAAATCGCAATCTTATTTGGAAAATTTTGATAATGCTATACCGGATACTACACTAAGAGAAACAATGCCAGAATTGCCAAATGCAAATATTAACGGCAATTATAAATCTGTTCCATTAATTAATTTTTTAAATATTATTCCTGATACTACAAAAAAACAAATATTATTGGAAGATAACGGAAGAAAAAATATTACAAATATATCAAATAGTATTAAGGGTTATTTATTTAATTCTATTAATGCTATCCAAGACCCTACTTTAAGAGATTTAATAGGACAAAAAATAATTCTAACTAATCAAAAAGGACCTGAACACCAAAACTATTTATTTAATATGACTAATGCCATCACTGATCCAAATATGAGAAATTTATCGGAAGATAATTTAATCCTAACAACATTGTCAAATAAAGAACAATCATATTTATTTAATAACATTAATGCTATCCCCGATACTACTTTAAGGGAATTATTAAATACATTATATGGAAGTGGTGGATTAAATATTAAAGGCAATCATTCAGAAAATCAAATGTTTAACTATGCTAATGCTATTCCCGATACTACTTTAAGGGAATTAACTGAAAATATAATTCAATTGACAAATATCACTGGTCCGGTTGGTTCCATTAAACAATATTTATTTAATTATATTGATGGAATTCCAGATACTACTTTAAGAGAATTAACCCAAGATAAAATTGTTTTAACGAGTTTAAAACCAATCCAAGTAAAGGAATATTTATATAATTATATTAATGCTGTTCCAGATACAACTTTAAGGGAATTAACTGAAAATAAAAAATATTTAATTGGACAAAAAGGTTCTCATTCACAAGATTATATGTTTAATTATGCTAATGGAATACCAGATACAACAATGCGTGAATTAATTGAGGATTTAAGAGAATTAACTAATTTAACAGGAAATCATAAGGCACAATATATGATTAATTACATTAATGCGATTCCCGATACAACTCTACGAGAATTAACGGAAAATAAGGAAATTTTAACAAATCTTAAACCATTACAAATAAAAGATTATTTAATCAATTATATTAATGCGACACCAGATGCAACTTTAAGAGATTTAACCCAAAATCAACAACACATAATTGGACAAAAGGGTAATCATATTAATGGTGAATTATACAATTATGCTAATGGAACTCCTGATGCCACATTAAGGGATTTAACGCAAAATCAACAAAATATAATCGGTCAAAAAGGTTCCCATTCGCAAGATTATATGTTTAATTACGCTAATGGAACTCCTGATGCCACATTAAGGGATTTAACGCAAAATCAACAAAATATAATCGGTCAAAAAGGTTCCCATTCGCAAGATTATATGTTTAATTACGGTAATGGAACTCCCGATCAAACTCAAAGAAATATGTCTGAAAATACTAAAAATATTGCAAATCAAACTGCCCAATATACACATAAAGAATATGTATTTAACTATGAAAATGGAACACCAGATTTAACCCAAAGAAGTATGACAGAAACAAATAAAAATATTATTGGGCAAAAAGGAGATGGAATACAAAATAGAGCCAGATTAGATTATTCGAATGCTTTATTAAATACCGTTAAGGAAAATATTGCTAAAGGAAGAGCACCAACAATTGTTAAGGATAATAAAGGTCCTACTTGTGCATTTACCGAATATACTTTTAATGATGATAGTCCATCAACACAAAGACCAATATATTCAGGAACTAAAACAATTGGTGCTAACAATATATCTAATCCATTATATACATTTGCATAAAATATCAAACTAAATCAAAATAAAATAAATATTTGAAAATATTTTATATAGAATATTTTATATAAATACCTTTAATATCAATATCAATATCAATGGAAAATAATATTTTTACAAATAAAGAACTTTATTCATATCATTTTGATATATCCAATAGACAAAGAAGATTGGATGATTTTTTAAAAATTTACGACGTTTTAAAAAATCATTTGGAACCAAAAAGCAAAGCAAGAATAAATGAGGATAAAATAAAAGAATATATTCAGTTATATAAGGAGAAAAATAGGGATTTTATTAAAAGGGTTTTAAATGCGATTAATCATATCGATTTTAATAAATTTTGTTCTGATACGTATGAACAATTGGAAAAATTAAATTCTAACATAAATTCAAATGACAAAAAGAAAAAATACGTTTATATTTTAGGTGTTAATGATGATGTTGGTTCATCTCATAAGGATTTTAATATATATAAATCAAATTTGTGGATGTTTATGTTGATTTGGGATAAATTGGAAACTAAACCATATGATATCCTTCTAAATGTTAAAATTGCTATTCGGTTATATGGTGATGAAGTTGAATATTTAATCGTTGATGATTGTTCATATTCGGGTTCGCAAATAGTTGATCACGTATTGTATTCAGATGCTTCAGAAACATTATATAAATATCCAAATAGTTTTTTAATTATGAATGATGTTTATAAGAAATCGTTATTTAAACCAGTTCAAAAACACAATATTAAAATTCATTTATTTATTCCATATTTAAGTTATATTGCTTGGTCAAAAATAAATGAAATAAAATTAACAACGTGTTTTGATATCACTACATATGAAAAATATATTTTAAATGAATTTGGTGTTGTTTTGTCTTCAGACGATAATTCCAAATTATACGAATTATACAATGATTTTTACAGAGATTATAATCCATCAAGATTAATTCCGATATTTTTTGACCATAAAATTGCCGATACTTTAAGCACAGTTGAATTAATCTTAATAAAAGGTCAAGTATTAGATAATAATAACTTAAGATTAATTTTTGTTGAACCTTGTGATAAATTATATACTGATATGCCAAAACAAGATTTGTTTAGAATATTATATTGTCCTATACCACCTTACCATTCATTTAAAAAAATACTCGAGGAAAAATTATAGTAAAATAATTTATATACTTTTTGCCAATTTAATAATTAATTGAGGTGTTATTGGTTTTGATAATACTTTTTTATAATTAGTTAAAATAAATTTATTAATAAAATTGTATGTATATTGAATTTGTTCGCACGAATCAGAACCGGCGATTGTTATTGAACCACTTTCAAAAACAAATATACTAACAGTTTTATTTAAATTTGGAATATTGTATTTTATATTAACACAAGCTTGAAGATTTGGATCTAATGTGGCATCAAATCCATTTTCCACTAATAATTGTCTCAATACATCTCTTTTAATTTGAAAACGAATATTAAAATTAGTATTTATCATATGAATATCAAACATATAAACATTTTGAATTTTTAAATGTTCATAAGGATCGCCTTTATAATCATTTAAATCATAAGTAAATTTAATAATTTTTAAATCCAAATCCTCAACATTTTTTAAAAATTTTTTTTTTTCAAATTCATTATTTTCATTAATTATTGCTTTTATGTTTTTAGTTTTTTCAAATACAATTTCTAAACATTTTGTTATATTGCTTAAATGTTTACATCCAGTCATTTGAATCGAACCATTTATAAATAATTTAACATTGATTGTTTTTTCCTTTTCTTTTGAAGTTAATTTATTCATATCTAAACCCATCAACATCGGAGTGCTAAATATTAAAGATACTTGGTTGAAAAAATCTTTTGTGACTTTTCTTTTCTTTTTTTTACTCGTTTTTGTTTTTTTTATATTTACTAAATTATTTATAATTCTACTACCATATTTTTTACCAATTAATATATCGTCAAAATCATTAAAATAATATGCTATATTTTCCACATCAAATAATACATTTATTTTACACGTTATTGTTGCTGTCGATATTGGTAAGTCATATGGTAAGTCATATGCATATAATTTTGCCCTATCTAATCCGCTTATTAATTCTGACATCGGTTATATTGTGTATTATTTTTATTGAAAAAATCAATTTTTTATTTTATATATATATCATATAATATCTATTATAATCCAAATTTTAATGGAAAATTCACAACAAGATAAATTATTTAAAGAATCATTACTTTCAAGTAAAAACGAACAAATCCAACAGACCCAACAAACCCAACAAACCCAACAAACACAACAAACACAACAAAATTTATCAAATAATGAAATAAATAAAATAAATGAACCAAATGGACCAAATGAACTAAATGAAATTTATTTGAGATATAATAAATTAAAAAAAAAAATAAATTTATTTTGGAATAGAATTGAATAAATAAATTTATTTTTATTTAATTAAAAAAAACAATTAAAAACCAATTAAGGATAAATTAAATTAATTTTTTAATTAGAATAATATATATGATAAAAAAAAATAATTATTTTTTAACTATTGATGTTGGAACTAAAAATTTAGCAATTTGCGTATGTGAATATAATTTAAATTCTCAAAATACAAATATACTTGAGCGAATTAATATTATTGATTGGGAAATTATTGATGTATCTTATAAACCGTTATATTGCAAACAAATTAAAAATAAAAGAGCCATATGTAATTGTCAAAGTAAATATTATAGTCTTAAACCGGATACAACTGCACACGATAATCCAGATAATTTAATAGGATATTGTAAAACACATATTAAACAAATAAGGGAATTTAATAAAAAAAAGGAAAATAAAAAAAATCAAATTAAAACTTGGTCAATTTGTTCAAATCCTATTTATAAAAATAATTTTTCTACACAAATGGAAAAATTACTAATTGGATTAGAAAACTTTTTTACTCGTATTATCTTAACACCATATCATATTATTTCAAATAAACCATTAGAAATAACAAATTTAGATATATATATTGAAAATCAACCGGTTTTTAAAAATCCCATTATGAAATCAATAAGTGTGGGAATTTATACTTTTTTTTGTATGAAAAAAATATTACATCCAATGTCAATTAATTCAATTAATTATATTAATGCGACAACAAAAACAAAAGAAGATTTTGTTATAAAATTAAGTAAATTAGTTGGTTTGGAATCGGATATTAAAGATTTTGAAGTTTATAGAAAAAGAAAAGACTTTTCTGAAGATATCATTGGTCAAATTATTCCAAAATTAAAATACAATTATGAATTTATCAATAATATTGTTTCAACTTCTAATTATACTTTAGCGAAGAAAAAAGATGATCTTGCAGATACTTTATTATATCAAATTTATATTATTCTCTATTTGATTTGATTTAATTTTCATTTTATATAGGATTATTATATCGAATAATCTCATATAGTTATTACCTTCATTCATCACACTCAATTAAATTTTTATTATCTTTTGGTTTAAGAATAATATTTTTATTATCATGAAATAAATTAATTGTATCTTTATATACCATTTCCCTAAAATCTTTACAACGTTTAATTTGTATGTGATTATTAGCATCGCCATTAGCGTGTTCATCTTCTAATTCATCTAAATATTCTAAATCACATAAATCAACATATTTTTTACTTGTGTTAAGACGTGATTTTGCTTGAAGATTATTTATATAAATTTGTTTTAGTTCATTTAATATTGTTTTGGAATGCGATATAACTCCATCAATTACTAAATTAATTGTTTGGATATTGTCAGTTTTCCATTTACCATTATTATATATCTTAACATAACCACGATTTTTATCCGTAATTACTATATTATGATATTCTGGAAGATTTTCATTTATATATATGTTTTCTATCATTTGAAGAATAATTGCTTTACCATATAATCTTGAATCCATTATTGGTTGGACAAATAATTTTTTATCAACATTCGCATAATTTACATTATTAAAATTGATTATACTGCTATTATTGTTATTTATAATGTTGATTTGTTCAATATTTATACTTGAATTTGGTTGGGATTTGGATTTGGATTTGGATTCAGATTCAGATTTGGATTTTTTTTGTTTTAATTGTGATTTAATACGCACATTGTCTTTTTTCAATTCAATATTTTCTTTTTTTAATTCTTCCAATTGAGTTAAAATATAATTGATTTGTTGAATATTTTTATGAGAATTTATATAGGAGTTCGCATACAAATTCATATCAGGTGTAATTTTTTTACATCTTCCATTCAAATGCCTATCCAAAGCAAATCTACGAGTAAATATTTTTTCGCAATATTCACATTGAATTTTAATAGGGATAATTTCAGTATTATCAGTCTTATCCGTTTTATCCGTCTTATCCATCTTATCCGTCTTATCCGTCTTATCCGTCTTATCAGTCTTATCCGTCTTATCCGTTTTATCCGTTTTATCAGTCTTATCCGTTTTATCCGTCTTATCCATATTATCATTGTTATTATCATTATTATTTGGCGGATTATTTTTTATTTCAATACAATATATATCATCATTTGGTTTTTGATTACTAATTGCAATACATTGTTTTTTTTTGTTTTTATGTCTTTCATAATTATCTTTTTTATTTTTGAAATTCATACCACATTCACAAACATATTCGATATGTATTTTATTTTTTCCACTCATTATTATAATTTATTGTATATAATTATAATTTTATATTGAATATATTTTTAAGCATCGAATATATATTTTTGGAGTAAATTACTCCAAATTGGTGTTTTTGGTGTATTTGTGCTTATATTAAACATATATACTTTTTATATAATTATACTGATTTTTATATGATTTTTAAGCATAATTAAGCATAAATATCATAAAAAAATTTGTATATATGAAAGCAAATAATAAAATTTAAATTAAGCATATTATTATAAAAAGTATATATGACGATTACTTTAAATTTCGTGCTTAAAAATAAAATATTTTGGTGCAATATTATAAAAAAAAATTTGAGAGAGAGATGAAAAAACGAAAAAATTTGCTTAAAAAATGATAAAATTAAATTTTTGCATTTTTAATAAAAAACTTTTCAATCATATAAATAAAATTTAACAACATTGGCAAAAGCAAAAAAATGCTAAAAATAAAAGCGGAAATATTTTATATATTTAATTATACTCATATAAAAAACTAATTTAAAAATGAAAATAAGATATCCACTTGGTGAATACTATAATTGTTTATCCATAAACAAATATATAGAAGATATATTTGATGAAAATGACGATTATATCATCATTGAGTATGAGTATGAGAGTGGGAGTGATAATGGTTCTTTGGTTTTAACTCACAAATCAAATTAAAATGATTAAATACTGTGTGATGTTTGATGTTTAATAATGAATATAAAAAGATTTAAAAAATTTTATAAAAGTTTTATAAAATTAAATTGAATTAAATTGAATTAAACAAAATAGTCGATTTGTTTTGATGCTGAATTATTTAATGGTTTATTTCTCTTAATTATATTATCTGAATTTTTATTTGAATTCATAATACTTGAGAGATTTGGAATGTTTGCGTTAATTTTTGAATTTGTAATTTCTTCAAATCCCGAATTAACTGGAATAAATGGTGGAATTAATTTATGATACTCTCTTCCAAGGATTTTTGAATTTTTTCTATATTCATCAATTGTCATAGGACCTCCGTATTTTTTTAATAACTCTTTAGGTCCTGCAATATTAATTTCAATATCACTAATTGTATTGATTTTATTTTTATTAATCATATAATACATTAATTTTAATAATGAATATCTATTCCAAATTTTATCATCACCTAATGATAAATTATATGCTCCAGCACAATTAAAAGAACAAAAACATCCACTAACATAAAAATTATTATCGGAATATTTTTCGGGTAAATATGTTGGAAGACAATCAAATTGATGAGTGCACCACCAACAACACAAATCAGTTGTAGTTGGAATTAATTTATTTTGTAAAGTATCAAATAAATTCAATTCACAAGGGTAAATTTTTACTTCTGTAAAATACATTGGAGTTATTTCAGTTAGGTATTTTTTTAATTCGACATTTTCATCTTTTAATTTTTTAATTGCAAGACATAATTGTTTAACATATTGATTATTATCAATTATATTTGATAATGTTTGTTCATAATTATCTTTATGATCGGATTCCTTTTCAGTAGTGCTTGAATCACTAATATTATTTGATGTCTGTGAAAGATTATTATTATTGTTATTGTTATTTTTTTTCATAATTTCATCCAGATTTATATTATCGGTGTCAATTTTGGCTAAATCAGCTTTTGACAATGGTAGATGCAGAATAATTTCCTCTTCCTCCAAATTATATATTTCCTTATTATTTGATGATTTAACTTTAGAACTTGATGACATCATTAGTTCCTTTTTTTTTGGTCTACCGCGTTTTTTTTTAACAACGTGATTAATTTTATTTAAATCAATAGCATCCAATATATCTTGTGAATTTATTTCGTTATTTGTCATTCCGATATTTTCATTCTCATTCTCATTTTCATTCTCATTTTCATTCTCATTCTCATTCTCATTCTCATTCTCATTCTCATTCTCATTCTCATTCTCATTCTCATTTTCTATATTATCATCATTTTCATTATTCGTCTCATTGTTAATATGGGTATTTATTCTATCCATTGTTATTTAATATATGTGTTATATCTTTAAATATATATTCAGTATAAAAATCAAATTTTTTAAGAAGTATCAACAGTTATACCTGATTTTTTATATCTTCTTTTTGACATTGTTGAAAAATTATTTTTTGAACTTAAACTTCTTTCGATTTTTAAATTTTTTTTTGGTTCGGAACTTGATGTTTCTGATTCGGATGATTTTGCTGATTCATTTGAAGAATCGGATTTGGAAGATTTTGCTGATTGTTCTGAACGTTCAGAACGTTCGGATTGTTCGGATTGTTCAGATTGTTCGGATTCATGAGAGATTTGAGATGTGTTATTCGAATCAGAATATTTTGATGATTTAGATGTCTTTGATGATTTTGACGATTTTGCTGATTTTTTTAATTTATTAGATTGGGAATTATCAGAAGTATCAACATTTAAATTTGTTCTATTTCTATGAACTACATTTGGTGCTTGATTTTTATATAATTCTTGTGCTGGACGTTCAAGTTGTTCTTTATTCATTCCCATATTAATTCCCATTCCCATATTTGAAATATTTTTTTTCATATAGTCCAAATGTGATGCAATATCATTACGTCTTTGTGAATTTAACATATTATTTTGAGCAAATTGTTGCTGTTGGGCAAATTGTTGTTGTTGAGCAAATTGTTGTTGTTGGGCAAATTGTTGTTGTTGAGCATATTGTTGTGTTTGTTGATTATTTCTTGCTTCAAACATTGCTTTTGTTTTTTCAAAATCTTGCATTTTTCTAAGTGTTTCTGCTTCTTGTTTGGCTAATTCGTCTTTTTTTTGTTGTAAAAACATCATATCTTTAACTTGTTGATTTGCCAATTCGTGTTCATTTTTTGTAATGTTTGCAAGAATTTCCGCGTGTTTTTGCGTTTGTTCTGTTGTTTGACGTGATAATGCTTGTTGTCTCATTTGTTCCATCATTTGTTGATTTGGTTGATTTGCTTGATTTTGATAATTCGCTTGATTTGGTTGATTATTAAGAGGTATATAATTTGGTTGTGATTGATTATTTTGCAATCCAAAAATAGGTGGCATACCAATTTTTCCTTGAGCTGCCATTTGATTTAGGTGAAATTTTAGTGCTGAACCACCAATCATTAAAATTAATTTTAATTCTGGTCTCATTGATTTACCGGGTTTATTGTATTTTTCATAAAGTTCTCCAAAAATATCGTAATATGAAGATATATCTGCATGAATTTGTTGAGACCAATTTGTTAATTTTATTGAAAATGGGTCATATTTTTCATTTAATATTTCCAATCCATAAATACAATTTAACATAATACTTGAAGTCCAATTTACAAAAACTTGTTTGGATCTAATATTAGTATGTAATTGATGTTCATATTTCATAGTAAAATAGTCAGAATTCATATTGTAATTTTGCGATAATTTAACGCCATATTGTGCTAATTCGCCTAATTTTCTTAACATATCTAATTTTTTTAACATTTGTTTTTCTGGTGAAAGTTCATTAAAATTATCATATTCTGGATTTTCCTCTGGTTCATTATTAGGTTGATTATTAGCTTCATTATTTTGTTGATTATTATTTTCATGTGTTTTAGATGTAAAGTTTTTAGAAAAAAATGTTTCACCTTCTCTATTAGATGATTTAACATTAGTTTCAGTATTATTTTTTTGTAATGATGAATATTTGTTATCAGAAGTATATTTATTATCAGATGTATATTTATTATCAGATGTTAAATAAGCGTCAATATCGGAATTGTTTGACTTATTATCAGAATCTGCTTCCACATCAGATTTTTTGGTTGATGATTTATTATTTGTAGGTGCTTTAGTTGAATCTTTTAAATATTCAACCATATAATCAGTAGAATAACTAACATTTTTTTTAACAGGTATATCATTTTCGGAATTATTTGATGTTGATGAATTTTCTGACATAATTTATATTATATTGATAATAAACTAAATTTTAAATATAAACCCAATAAATTTTAAATGATTTATAATATATTAAAATTTACTTGTTGAAAAATTATATAAACATAAAAATATTAATATATAAATTATTTTTTTTAATTATATTTATCTTATGAAAATATATATATCCAGTTAAGGATGTCATATTCAAGTTTAAATGATGCTTTTAATATAAATTCTGATTTCGAAAAAACAATAAGAGGATTAAATTCATTTAATCCATTAAATAATACAATGGAAAATGTTAAACAAAGTCAAAATTCAAATTATAATGAATCAAATTCAAATCGTAATGAACCAAATTATCAAAATAATTTTTATAATCCAAATGATCCACTTCCTATAATAGATGGAATGTATTCAGGTGATGATAATTTAAGTTGGGAAAGTTTAAATGGAACAGATTTGTATAGTAAGGGAGACAATATATCTTTATCAAATAAATTAACGCATCGTGAATGTATTAATATTTATAATAATCCAGATTCATATAAAGATTCCATATTATCTCAAGCATTAAAACACGTATCAAAATGTAAAATGTGTAAAGAAGAACTTAAAAAATCAATGATGACAATTCCCAAATCCCAATCCCAATCCCAATCCCAATCCAAATCTCAATCCAAATCTCAACCTCAATCTCAATCCAAATCATCAAGTGATAAAAGAAAAACAATTAATGATGATAATTTGAGTTTATTATCAACATATCAAAACTATCATAATCCAATTGATTCTGGTTCATTAAATTTATCATCTCGTTTAGAATCACAATCACAATTACAATTACAACCACAATCCCAACCATCATCAAATTCAAAAATTGAATCCGAACTTAAATTGTTAAGTGATAAAATTAGTGGGGAATCCAACTTAAAATATCAAAATGCTTTAATTCAAAGTAATATATCAAAATATTTGGAGGATTTGGAAGAAAGAAAAAAAATCAATCAAAAATTAGATAATATTCTTGAAATAATAAAATCTGATAATTATACTAAACAAGACGATAATAAAACTAAACAAAATATAAATTCGGAATTAAGGGATAATAATTTAATAAGTTTATTAACCTCACCACAATTTTTATTAAATTTATCAAAAATAAATAATCTTAATTCTATGAATACGACAAATCAAATGAATTCGACAAATCAAATGAATTCGACAAATCAAATGAATACGTCAAATCAAATGAATACGACATCATACGAATCATATTTATTATATATATCAATATTTATAATTATTGTTTTATTGATAGTTGATGTGGTTTTAAGATTAAATACAAAAACTGATTAGTTTAGCTAATATTTTTCCAACTTATAAAAATATCTTTGTTAGATATTATCATTGTTAAAAAATTTTTTTCTTTTAATTTCATTTCAACAAATTTAATACATTCGAATGAATTGTAATATGAATAGCCAAAATATGATGTTCCAACAGTATAAATAATATCAGTAATATTTATTTCGATTGCATTATTTATTTTAATTAGACATTGTTTATACAATTCATCATATAGTTCATCAATTTTTTTTTTTTCATTAATTTTATTAATTTTAATTTTATTTACAATATAATCATCTGATATTGTAGATTTAAAAGTATTTGATTCAACAAGTGTATTAACGGAAAAATCACCAATTGATATAGCAGTTTTTTCATGTGAATTATTTTCCATCGTATTATTCGAAAAAATATTTTTAATGTTTATATTGTTCATTCAAGATAATATATAATTATATTAAATATATAAAAATTATACATATTATACATTTATATCTAATAATACGATGGAAAATCAAACAGAAAATAAATTTGAAAAAAAAAAAATTTTAGTTATTAGTGGGGGTGGTTTAAAAGGATTATCAGCATTAGGTTCATTAAAATGCATTTTGGATAATAATATATCAGATGCATTTGATACTTTAACCGGTTCATCTGTTGGTGCTGTAATATGTTTTTTATATAATATAGGATACGACCCAAGGGATATATATGAGGTATTGGAACAAATAGATTTTACAAAATTAATAAAATATATTGAACCGGAAAATTTATTACTTGAACCTTGTTTTGGAATAAGTTCTCCTGAACCAATATTATATTCAATATATAGTTTTATGAAAAAAAAAAATATTAATAAAAATTTAACATTTGCACAATTGTATGATATGACAAAGACAGATTTGATTATTACTGGAACGTGTTTAAATGATGTAAGTATTAAATATTTTTCACATACAACAACTCCAAATATGCAAATATTAAAGGCTTTAAGAATTTCAATTAGTATCCCCTTTATATTTAGACCATATCAATATGACGGAAAATTATGGGTAGATGGTGGAGTAATGGATAATTTTCCAATAGATTTATTTAATGATAAATTAGATGATGTTATTGGAATATATTTAGATGATATATATGATAATATTGATGAAATTGAGGAAATTCAAGACTACTTTATTAGGGTTTTTAGGTGTGTATTTAGAGGATTAAATTATAATAAAATAGAGTTATTTAAAAAATATTTCGTCCATATAAAAACCAATAATCATGCAATTAATTGGGAAATAACACAATTAGAAAAAAAAATGTTATATGATGAAGGTTATAAACAAACACAAGAATATATTAAAAATCTTTTCATTAAATAAAATTTATCCGCATATAATAACATAAAATTCACATATATAAATTATGTAAATATATCTTAAAAAATTAAATTTCAATTGGAATTCCAATCAGATTTATACAATATCTCTTCTTCTAACATTACTTGCTTTAGGTTGATTCATTCCAGATTTTAATTCAAAAAAATTTTCTTTGTCTTTTTTTTCTAATTTATCAACACCAATTTCTTTTTCCAATTCTCCAAAATCAAGAGTATTAGCAGAATTAATTTCATCCATAAATTTTAACATTCCGTCAATATCAGACGAATTTGAATGCATATTTGAATGCATATTTGATAAATCCAGGTCAATTGTTTCAGGAAGTTCTGATTTCCTAATACTGGGTTTTGTAAATTTTTTATTAGTTAAATTTAAATCCGAACCCGAATCTAATTTTTCATAATATTCATTAATATTTTCCTTGAGATGTTTAGTTTCTAAAAACTTTTCAATTTCTTTAACTTTAGAACTTGATTCTAAATTTTTATTAACCATATTACATATATCATCTTGTTCTTCTTCTCTTCTTTTTAAATAATCATTAATATCATTGTCAGTTAATTTTGTATCATTGCGTTTTGCATTTTTCCATTCGACAAATTCATTAATATCTAAATTATTTGTTAATTCGGATGATGCTAATGTATTCATATCGGAAACATTTGAATATAAATTTGAACCAAAATATTCATTTTCATCCATAAATGACGAATAAATATTTGCTCCACCTAATGTATCTAATGTCCCCCATTCTTTATTTATAAGTGAATTTGAAAAACTTTGGGTATTTTTGTGTTTAAGATATTCAAAAACATCATTAACATTGACTGAATCTCTGTGTTGAGAAATAAAATTTTTTAATGTATCATCAGATGTTTCAATTTGCATATTTTTTCTTTCAATGTTAATATCATTAATTCTATCTTTTAAATCTTCCTCATCAATTGCCGTTTCTTTATATTTATCCCTATATTCATTAAATGTATCAGCATATAATTTATCTAATTCATCTTTAGTAATTGGTTTATCATTATTAGTTAAAAAATTTTTAAAATCATCCCTCAATCTTGTATAATCATCACCTTTGAATTCATCCATATTCTTTTTTAAGTAATATAAATCGTATTCTTTTCTTAATTCTTTGCTATAAAGTATTTCATATGCACGTGTTATTTCTTGAAATTTATCATTAGAACCTCCTTGATCTGGATGATTTTTTTTTGCCATTCTAATATATGCCATTTTAATTTCATCCGATTTAGCATCCATTTCAACATCTAAAATCATATATAAATCAACAAATATTTCCGAATCATAAATAAAATCCAATTGTCCTGACATTTTTATATTTATATTATATCCAATTAATATTTATACCGATTTTATTTTTATTTTTTTCACGCAGTTAAAAAATAAAAATAATTACTTAATCAATTTCTGTTCCATTGGTATAATTATTAAATGTACCAATCTATTTCTGTTCCATTGGTATAATTATTAAATGTTTTTGAATAATCGCATTCATTCCAAATGTCATTTAGGGTAAATTTTTTTGCCCCATAATAATCCAATTTATATTCTATATCGTTTTGAATTTTTTCTGTTTGATTATTTCTTACTTTTATATATTCTTCAAATTCCAAATCTAATGATTCTATGTGTTTTGGATTTGAATTTTTATCACACCATCTGAAAAAATCATCAACATTAAAATTACTAACAAATTCTTTTTCAAAATTATCTGGTTGTATATTATTTGTAAATTCTGAAAAATCAGTAATTTTATGGTTTTGTTGCCATTCAAAATTATATCGTTTTCCAGTAGGATCATCATTTATTTTTTTCGAATACCAATAATTAAATAAATCATTTGAATATTTCAAATCGATATTGTTTTGAATGAGAATTTTATTTAAAAAATCCATTTCCGTACAATTGATTTGTGGGTTTGATATTTGTCCTAAATGTATTTGAATAGCATTTTTATATTTTTTGGCGTGTAAATGTGAACTACCATCAAAATTACTGTATTTTTTTTCATTCATATAAATATAAATTTTTTCCAATTCTTCTAATGTCAGTGTTTGTATATAATTAAATGAATATTGATTACGTAAGAATTTAATATATTCTTCTAATAATTCTATGCAATTTCTGTCAATTTTAATTGATGGTTCTATAAATAAATTCGCATATACATTATTGATTAAATCTATTTTATTTTTACTTGTATTATTTAGATTTGCGTCTATATTATTTATATGCGAATCCAAATAATATCCATCGTAAATTTTTTTTAATTTATCATTGGATATTATTTTACATATTGAATCTATTATTTTTAATTGTTTTTTTATATTTGATGATTTTTTTTCACCAAAACCAATTAAATTCAAAAATATCGAAAATGTATTTGTAAATTCTGATTCTGTTTCTGTTTTTACTAATTGATTTTTTAATTCGTCATATTTTGATTTTATAAGTTCAACATCACTAATGGCATCAATATCCAATCCAATAAATCCATAAATATCAAAAAAATTTTTACCCACATCAAGATTGGAAATTAAATGTCTAAATGAATCTACTGTATCTACTGAATCTATGGAATCTACTGAATCAAAATTAAAATTAGCAAATATATCGGTAATTGTGTTGGTTTGAATATTACCCAAACTTTTAACATAATTATATTTTACCTTTGCCATTGAAAATACAATATGAATTTATATATAGTTTATAATTTATATAAATTTAATAAATATAGTTAGAAGATTAATTTTCTAATGCATATTTGACCGATTGAGGTGTGATGTTTGAACCGATATTTTTATAAACTTTATCACCACGAATTAAAAGTCCAGTTGGAACAAATTGAACTTTATATTTGTCAAATAAATCAGATGATTCTGCGGAATCGTCAGATTGAATTTTTTGAACATCAAGACCTTTAGACTCCATCAATGCACATACATCATTATGATATTCATTTAAATAAGTATGACAATGACCACAATGACCGGAAACAAATACGAGTAATTTTATGGGTTCATTTGCGTTTTCAAATGGTTCACTAAAAAATGCTTTATCGGCGATATAAATTAAAACTACGATAATAATTAAAATCATAATAAAAGTATCCATTTCAATTGTATTTGATATAATTGAAATATAAAATAAAAAATGTATAATTAAATATTTTTATAGTAAAAAATAAACAATTAAAATTTTTACTATAGAAATATTAAACTTTATTATTAATTTAAATTACTTATTAAATAATTAAATTAATTATTCATAAAAAATATTTTCTATAAATTAATATATACATTCCAATGTCTGAACAAACTACACTTGAAATATTTAAACCATTGAAAACATATTTTAATATTTTATGTACAAATGAATGTTACAGTCGTTCATCATGTGATAAATTCAATGAACTCATCGATATTTTAACAAAAAAAGATTGCAATTCTAAAAACATAACTCTTAGTGAAAATTTTTTAGATGCTTTATCTTGGTTTGCGAGTGAACTTAAACAAGCGGATACACCTATTGGCGTATATACAATTAAAGATAAACTCAAAAAAATTTTTATGGGTGCCGACAGTAAAAATTATGTAAATTATGTAAATTATGTTGTTAATGCAATTAATAATGCTGGCGATTTAAGTGGTTTTAAGATGTCAGAATCCAACGGTGAAAGCCAAACATATGAAGAAATTTTAAAAACAGTTCTGTCTGAAAATTCAGGAAGTGATAATGAAAATATATTTAATGAATGGCTTGATAAAGCATTTAAAGCATATGGCGATAAAGAAAAATACTTTAGTGACAATATAAAACCTAAATTGGCTAATTTAGATGAATGTCAAAAAATGATATTAAATACATATTTTCAAGTTGTTGTCAATAATAATAAAATATCAATCGATAATTACATGAAAGATATGAATACTACTTATAAGGATTCGCCAGCAAGATTAAATATAATTGTTAATGATAATAAACCAAAATTATTTGAATTATTTCCAGAATCAGTTAAGGATGCTTTTGAAAAATATTTGGTTAGTCCTAAAAGTGGTAGTATGGTTTTATATGAAACACCCGATTGTTATAAATTAAAAATTGGTTCAGAAAAAGGGAAATCAGTAGTATATAAAGCACAAAATGTTAAAGAATTATTTAAATGGGCAAAAGATGAAGCGTTGGGAGTAAGAAAAGAACCAACTGAAGAAGTAGTTGTTGATAGTGAAGACACTGAACCTTATACTGATAAAGATAATGAAAAATTTAAGTATCCAAGTTCATTTGATACGATAGTAAATTTCCAAGATGAATGGAGAGCGGATTTGACGGGAAAATTATGGAGAAAAGATTCGACTGGAAAATACGTTGAATATTCCGATAAAGATATGGAAACGGATTCAAAAAAATTTAAGGATGGTGAAGGTAATTGTGGTGAATTATGTATTTTTGATAATCCAACGGAATGTTCAGAATTTTTTGAAAAAATGATGAAAAGAGAATCATATGGCACAGATGATTTAAACAAAATAATAAACAGCGCGAATTTTGTTAATAGTTATAAAAAATTACAAGAAAATATCGTCAAAGTAAATCCATTATTTGTTATTGGAACTTTAAGAATGTTTGGATTTCAAAAATACACATCGATAGATGAAGATGGACAAAAAACTGTTAAAATTGAAAGTTTTACAAATTGGTGGAATAGATATAGTGATAAATTAAAATTAACACTAACAACCCCTTTCCCAGGTACACATCAAGGTTTAAAACCAGAACCACCAGCAAATTTAGAATTATTTTTCAAATTACTAATTGCTTTTATAAATAACAATTCATTCGTCTTAAATCCCCAATCTAAAGCATTAATTAATAAAGCAGGACCCCCTAAAGTCAAAATTTTAAAACCCGTCGAGTTTTTTATGATAAATGGTGAAAAAGTTAAAAATAACTATTATGAAGAGGAAATGGCACATATGGAGGGAAGAGAATATAAAAAGCCCAATTTAGAAAGTTTACCTAAATTATTGGATGAAATAAGAAAAAATTCAGTATTGAAACAAAAACCAATTAATATGAGTTCATCCGAAAATTTATTAAATTTACCCATATTATTTGGCTTGATGGCTCAAGTCACCACCGGACATAAAATTAGATTAGCCAAACATTTTCCATTTTCATCTGGAAAGGGTTATTTAGTTGGAGGTAGTAAACAATGTTTACCGTGCTCTGCAAATGCAGCTGAAATTTATATTATTGCAGAAAAAGCATTGAGAGATAAGGGTAAAAAACTTAATGCAACTTTCGCAAAAGAAATATCAGATCAAATAAGTTCATTAACTGATTTGGAGAAAAAAGTATATAATGATTTAAAAATACTTGCTCATTATCAACAAATCGTTTCTAATATGGATGATAAAACAGCCAATGATAATGTAACAAAAGAAATTATGGTTGATGCCATTAAGGAATTTGATGAAAAAAGTAAAAAATTATCATCAAAATCCGATTCCTTAATTACCAAAATACAAAATATACTTGAGTATGGTCCAAGTGGTCGTTATAGTCCATTACAATAAATTTGTTTTAATATAATAAATTAGTTTTTGTTTTAATTAAATAATTAAAATAAAAATGTTATTTTACAAAAAATTAGTATGCAGAATTAATATGCAGAATTAAATATTGTAGCAGCAACGCCATTGGCAATTTTAAAAAAATTATATGTTGAAATATAACATTTAAATATATATTTGTTATAATTAATATCAATTGGATATACAGTTGAATTAATTTCAAATGAATTAAAATACGATAAATTAATAGAACCAGAAGGTTGTGAAGATGTTGAATATAGTTCAAATATATTTAAGCCAAATCCACTATCATTTTTACCCATCGGATAATTTAAAAATGGTGCTAATGTCCCATAAAATTTCATATCATCATTTTGTCCAGTTAAATTTGAGTTAAGACTAAAATAAATATTTTTAATAAGTGGTTTGTTATTTGAATTAAAGAACATATCAAATTTTTTTGTCAGTGTATCAGATATTCTAATATCAAAAAAATACTGATTATAATTAAAATTCTCATTAACATTATTATTTGTAAAATATTGAACTTGAGCCATAAAAATGACATATTTACAGGGATTAATTGCTTCCAAAAATATCTTATTATTTAAATTAATAAAATATATTGGATTAGTATATGTTATTTGTTCAATAACATATTGGTGTTTAGTGGAGTAAAATTTTTTTCTTTCTTCTTTATCCAAATAAATATAATCGCATAATAAATAAAAATTCTTAAATACCAAATTATTTGGCATAATGAAATTATATTGTTTTTGTATATAGATACTTGTAGAATTAGTCGTATCAGAATTAACAGGTATAAATATAGAACCACTATATAATCCGTAAATAACAAATTTTACAGGTGTCGTTCTATTTTTTTCATTTAAAATTGTTGATAATTCTGATGCAAAATTTGGCGATGATATGATTTGATTATCCGATATTTTTCTATAATATAATTTGTAATTTTTAACATTTAATGTAACAGGATCATAATCCCCTATATCAATACTATCAAATTCTACCCAAGCAATACCTTGATTTGATATTTGAAATAATGGCTCTCCCAATATTCCATCGCCATAATACGATTGTACATATATGTAATTAGATGGACTAAATATTCCACAATTTTGAAAATTATTTAATTGAATATTAAATCTTACTGTCATATATTCTAAACATAATAAAGGTAATGCAGAACCAGCATTATTACAAAACCAAAACCACAATGGGACATATAATGTTTTTGAATTAAAATTTTTATTTAAATGTTGATAAGTCGTTAAATCCGGTGTATTTCCTATATATTCATCAATTGAACTATTAAAATTATTCCAATTTAATTCTTGCATAACAGCCATCCATTCACCCCATTGTCTTGAAACAACTTGATTACCAACTTCAATTTCCACATAATCGATAATAGCATATGCAAGTTGTTTTGTCCATTTAAATTTAATTTTATTGTCAATTTCGTTATTATAATCATAAATAATTGGAATATCCGGCAATTCAATAACCAACCACATTTTATGTAATAAATCCCCGATTTTACCAATTTCAACAGTGTATTTTTTCCCGAAATTTGCATCATATAAAAAATTCAATCTAACAGTATCAATTGAAAAATTAGTATATCTTCTATATACTATTTTAAAAAATGAAATTTGCGGATTTTCTGATAAAACTATATTTTCTTCCCCATAAGCAACTAAAATTATTTCACCTGCAGGCATTGTAATTAATACGATATTATTGTATATTATTTATTGTTTTATAATAAATTTATTCCATTATAAAAAGACGAAAAAATATTTAAGAAATATATAGTAATCCTGCCAAAGTAGATTGATATCTAACAACATTATATTCATAAGTCGTTAAAATCATTTTAAAATTTATATCTTTCAAATCAAATAAAGTATTTATACTGCTAATATACTTTAAAAGTTTATTTTTATCAATTTGAATTTGAATTCTAAATGTCTTGTAATTACTCATATTTATCGCTCCAGATGGCTGAAATTCGGTTGGATCAAGTGCAAAACTATATGTATTATAATTTTTATTTAAATTTACTTTTGTATTATATTTATATGGATTTAATATGGTTGTTATTTTGTTATAATTACGCGAAACATCAGCATCTAAAAATAAAATACCATCTCTTCTCATTCCATCTAAATAAAATTTCGTATTTATAATAAAATCATAATTTGAATCGGATAAATTGTCAGTTGTTATGTTTTGAAAACTATTGAAAAAATTTTTTTCAGATACGATATTTTTCCTTATAGTTATTTCGTAATTATTGATAGTTATTTTAAATGTCCATATGATTTCCTTAACCAAATTGTCCAATTCAAAATCAAAATTAACATTTATCAAATTATCCATATTAGTTTCAAAATTTGCAATATTTTTTACTAACTCATAATAATTATTTCTCTCAATCAAGTTATCGATTTTTTTTGAACATAATCTTATTCTTTCATCTCTTTCAATTAAAATAAAATCAGAATTTAATTTAGTTTGCATATTTATTGGTGTCAAAGTGTGTATAAGATACGAATTTTTGTAAATGTCTGTATTATTTAAATATGTTGTAATTTTTATATTTGTATTCATACATGAAATTAATGGTATTGAATTGAAATATTTTTCAAAGAAAAATTTTATCGGAATAATGTATTCATTCGAATATGAAAATTTAATATATGGTTTTAATCCGGATATAATTAAATCATCATAATTGGGACTTTTCAAATTTAACATTTTATTCAATAATTCTTGTTTATTAATGTTTTGAAAATTGTCTATAAATATTTTATAATCGTAATTAAAGTATTGCGATATAATTTCATCATCAAATGATAATTCCATTCTATTAATTAATTGTATTATACCATATTCATTTATTATTCCCCCGTTTATTTTTATAATATAGTCTATTAATATTTGTTGAACCATTACAATATTAAAGATATTATCATTATCAATACTTTTTATATAATACATCAATTTTGATTCATTGAAATCATTAAATAATCCTAATGAATATTTGTAGTTTATGATTTTATTATTTTTAATTTTTAACAAATAAATTTTATCCTCAAAATCCATTTTACTCAATATATTATTTACAATGGGGTTTGTATTAGAGTTTGTATTAGAGTTTGTAGAGTAAGAGATTGGGATATTGCTTACTAATAAATCGTTTATATTTATTAAATTATTAATAATCTTATCGGATAAATTACCATATTCATACGTTATTATTTGATTAAAATAATTCATTGTCGCATTTATAAATTCATAATTATTGTAATTATTAAATAGCAAAATATCTAATCCGTTAAAAAATAAATCATTTGTTTCATCAAATTTATTATTTATAACCATTAATATTTTTGCATTAATAATATTTGCCAGATCATAAAACAATTTACCGATATAATTTAAATCATATTGAATATTTAATCCAAGTGTGCACCAAGTAATAAAACACATATAATAAAATAACATAATTGGCATACTGTTGAAATATTTTTCTTCAGTAATTTGTTTATTTATAAGTGTAAAAATAGTTATTTGCTGATTTTCATTTTTATAATTGTTTGTGTTGAATAATTTATTTGCATTTAAACTATTTATACCAATACTATCATTATTATTACCCCCAAAATTATTAGATATCAGTGAGAATTGTGTGCTAATATTTTTAAACAATACATTAATAATATTATTTAATATCACATTTATATCGTTTAGATAAATATCCACATTACTTGTCAAATTACCAAAAGTATTTATTATGATGTTATAAAAAGTATTTGGAGTTAAGGTATTTTCATCACCCAAATTCAAATTTGCCAATTGGTTATTATATATTTGTATTGTATAATCACTATAATTTTTATCATTATTTTTAAAACCATACAGTTTATATTTAACACAATCATATATTGCTTCATTTTGGATTATTTTATAATAATTATTAATAGTATTGATTGGAACAATATTCGAATTTAAATTATCCATATATATCGCAAATTTTGTTTTTAAATTTAAAGTGTCAATCCGAATATTGTATTTAATATATTGATGAGAATTGATTAAATATTGTTGTTCTAATGCATAATATGATGGTATATTTATATATTGGATTGTATATATATTAAGTATCATTCTATAAAGTATGTATAATTCATCAAAAATATTTAAATTATATTCAAAATTGTAATTTTTTGAATTGGAATTTTCATTAATTACAAGATAATTCAAATAAGAATAATACATATTGTAAAATGTTATATAACATCGTAAATTACTTTGATAAGTATTTTCAATAATATTATAATCAATTATTCCCCAATAATTATTTAAAATATATTTAAATATATCACCGATACAATTGGATATTTTTATATTTGTCAAATTTGTGTTTGTATTTGTGTTAATAAATAAATTTGGTTTTGTTTCAGTATTCAAAAATATTTCCGAATCATATTTAAATGATAGTATGTTTGTAATTATATCAGGATTAACAATTAAATTTGACTGATTAAATATTTTTTGATATATATTTATATATTCATTATTGGTATTATTTAGAAATTCAGTATTTTTAAGTAGGATATAATCAATATAAGTATTTATTAGATAATTAAATGAAAATATATCCAATGTATATCTGTTAATAGTGTATTGATTATCAATAAACACATAATATTCCAGATAGATATTTTTAAAATATTTAGACCAAGTATTGGCAATATTTACATTATATGAATCATTATTAATCCAATATATTAATTCCCTTAAGGAATATATGAATTTCGTATAAAATGATTTTTTATCAGTTAAATTATTAATAATTGTAAATAAATCACTATAATATGATTGTGTATATTTAACGTCTAATTTATTAATATATTGAATATTAAAATAGTCAATTACATTAGAAATATTTGACATATAATTAATTAATATATTTGTTGAATTTGCGATGTTTTCATTTAAAATATCGATATTATATATTTTTTTCATTTTAAATTGAATAAAACGCATTATAACCTCAAATTTAAACGCAACATTTAAAAAGTTTCTAATATACATAAAATTTTCATTTGTTTCAATCGCAAGTGTATTAAAAAATAAAATAACATCATTCCTAAATGTTAATTGATTTTTATCGCCAATATCAGTTGAGAATAACTGATAATAATAATAATTTAACAAATACCCATTAATATCATTATAATTGGTGAATGTTGGAACATTTGAATATTTATTTTGAATATAAAGATTATTAATATTTGTTATGTTTGAATTAAGTCTGAAAGAATAATTATACATAAAATATATTTTTATAATTTGATTAAGAGTATCGATATATACTTCAGCATTTTGGTTATTTGTTGATGTGTTATAATATATATTTGAAATAAAACTATTTATTAAATCAACGAATAACCAAATATATAATTCCATACTATATTTTTTAATATTTCGAATAGCATTTGTATTTTTAATAATTCTTAAATAATACACATATAGGTTTTTATAGATTACAACATAATTATTGTAAAAATTGTTGTAATTATATTCATACGAATAATATTTATTGTAAAAATTATCATAAGAATAACCATAATTTATCATAACTTGTAAATTGTCATAATCATTTGGTGTAATTAGTGATAAATTTTGAAAATATGAAACAATATTATTTAGTTTTTGGATATTTTGTAATTTTGAGAAAAAATTATTGTATTTATCATAATCTTCAATTGATGTTAATTCTGAAGATAACAAATAATTTGAAGTATATCCTTTGAATAACTCAAATAATTCATTCATACCATTTGTCCCCTTCCTTAAATAATTTTGTATTAGATTGTAATCATTATTTAGATTTGAATAAGTAATTGAATAATTATTCAGCAACAGACAAGATAAATTATACAATAAATTAAAATCATTAATTACGGTTTTGGAATAATTTTTTTTTGCCTCAAATGTAAATTCACTTGTTAATACCAATTTATTTGTTGAAGTATTATTTAAATCATATATCATACTATAAAATCCCATATTAAGTAATTTTAGCGAATAGAATGTTAAATCATATTTGTTTGTGTTATTTGTATCTGTGTCGTTGTTAAATATGACATTAATATTGGATACCAAATTAGTTAATGTAGGTGTAAATATATTATCCGTAAATAAATTAGTTGTATTTATATTTGAATTACCGATAATATCATAATAGCAACTCACAAATTTATTAGATAATAAATTAAAATTTATAATTGGGGAACATAGAACTTTAGTTTTTTTAACGATTGAAAGAATAGGCAAACTAATATTTAAAAAATCGGGATTAGTGATTGTCAAATTTTTGTTATCGATTGTTGGTTCAATATTGTAAATTTGATAAATTGCCCAATTAATTATTTTCATATTATTTTCATAATTCAAAACGTCTGACAATTTAATATTGGGATTAGCATCTGTATTTAAATTATATTCCAAAACAATATTTTTATTTACTTCAAAAAAATCCACAAGTAATGATGTAGTTTTATCTAATATAATCCATGTAAAAAATAAAAATATGGTAATTTTTTTCTTTAAATGATCGGTATTAATTGATAATTTTGAACTTATTTTATTTGTATCCAATAAATTAATTATATCCAAAAATATCAAATTGGGACTATATGGTTCATTTAAGCAAATATAGTTAAATATGTAATTTAATAATTCATCATAGTTATTTTTATCCGCAAAATAATTTAATACATAAGTGTGATTATCTAATTTAAATTCAGTTATGTTTAAAAGATAAAATTGTGCATAAGTGCAAAATCTTAAAAATAAATTATAATACGAATTAATAAAATTAATTTCATATGTTTCAGCATAAATATTTGAGATTATATCATTAATCCAGTAATTTTGTGTAAAAGATAAATTATTATATAAATTTTCATAATTATAAATTTGAAATATTGATTGGTTTGAATAAATCGATGTATTATTCAGATATATTTTACTGTCATTTGCGATATTATAATTATTCCCAATATATAATTTGACCGTATCATATAATGTTTTTTTGCCGAGTATATTAGTAGTATAATTTTTATCAATAGAACCATCAATCAGATAATTTGTGCATAGTGTATATATTATTCTATTGATTGATTGTTCATAAATAAGTGAATTTATAATTAATCCATTTATATATGTGTTGTATATCGTATATATATCAATATTTTCCCTAAATGACGATATTTCATTAAGCAATATATTATAGTCATCATTATTAATATTGGTTTGTCTTAAACTATTCGCATAAATTTCGCTAATATTATTTAATGATGATACATCATTTTTATCCACATATGTCAAATAGTATAGTGTGTTAAAATAATTGAATTTTTCATTAGTAAAAAAATTACTCAAATTATCAAAAATATACATAATCATTCTTTTTTCGTATTTATTTTCGTATTTTGCCAAATTTTGTGATAATTTTAAATTCGTATAAATTGATGACAGATAATATATTGAATTTGCATAATAATTCATTTTATAAGTATTGTAATCTGATTTTAATGGTAAATTTTTTTCTGTTGAAATTTTTGAAAATATGGATGCATCTGTATATATTGAAAAAAATATTTTTGTTGTCTTATTTATAAGATTTATTATTATATTGGAATAAAGAAGATTAAAATTTTTATTAATAAATATTAATTCGACATTATTATAATTAAATACATTTTGAGAATAGTAATTAAATGGTGTTGATTTTAAATTATAAAAAGTATCATTGATTTCGTAATTATTATTAAATATATTTGTATAAATATTTTGGCAAATATTTAGTTCTTTTGTATTGGAAATATTGACAAGTTGTGTTGATATTAAATTTTTTTCTGATAAATTTGAGCCTATAAAATAACGATAATATGTACTAAAATCAATAATAACGTGTGTATTTTCAACAGTAAATATTTTTATTAACCCTTCTATACAATTATTATAAATATTTACGGTGTATTTTTTAATAACAAAATCATCAAATGTCATAATTGATTCAGCATTTTCCCCATTTGAATAGTTAATATTTAGTAGATTTAAAAATATATTATAATTATTTATATCAACAGCAAGACATTTATATATAAAATAAATATATGAATAAATAATAACTATAAAATTAAATTTGGCTTCGTGTATGTTAAAAATATTATTACCAATTAAATTTACATTTGTGTTATTTAGCATATTAAATTTATTGATGAATAAATTAATGACTGATAAACTATTATTATAATCATATTCGGATATTAAATATAAAAATAAAAATGGCTGTTCAACATTTACATATGATACCATTAAATTTATATAATTGTTAAAAATATTTTCATCTATATATGTTTTATTCGCAAAAATTGCGAATTGTTTAGAATCGAAATATTTTAATACATTTATTATATTGTCAGTCGTATTTAGAAAATTACAATATTGTTTTGGATTATATTCCTTTAATGTATATTCATAGTCAAATAAATATTGGTTATTGTATATATCCGTGATATTTATAATATTATTTATCGTTTGAATATTATTTAAATTTATATTGTCAAATGAAGTGCCAATTGTATATGATGTATAATAACACGCAAAATAAAAATTATCAGTATTCAGATGTCCTATAATTACATCATCTATATAATAATCCATATTTTTTGTAATCGCTGTGTAATTAATTTCATTTTTATTAAAAAAATCTATTGTAAAATTTGACACATTATTAAAATTTAAAAATTTATCTTCATTATCATTCAACACTGAAATAAATAACAATATAATCAAATCATCATAATTATAGACAAGTTCATTGGAAATATTAGGTATATTATTTAAAAAATCCACACTGTCAATTTTATAATTGGATAAATTTGTTTTTGTATAATAGAAATTATTATACATGAACAAATATTGATTGGATTTTTTATTGTTGAGATTTTTTATAAAAAAATCATTTTCAAATATATCAATCTCATCATAACACAATAAATTATTTTGAATATAGTAAATGAAATTATTGATTTTTTCTAAATTAAATTTACTCATTAATTTAACCAAATCATCATTTTCAATTTTTAAATTATTGAAAATTTTAAAATAATAAAATATAAATGACAAAACAAAATCCCTTAAAACATTAATATCATTAATTTTTTTCGCATTAAATAAAGATACACTTAGAGTTAAATCAATTGTAAATTTGGATAAAAATGTAAAATAAAAATAAATTCTATAAATTGGTGAATTTGCTGTAAATATAAATTTTTCAAAATTTACTTCATTAATAAAATTGGTTTTATATGAGGGTTCATCACATTGATTATATTTACTAAATGTGAAATTTGAAAATGAATTATTAAATAAATTTTTATCCACATATGTAAATTGCTGATACATTATAATATTATTAAAATCAAATGTTGATTTATTATAAAATGGATATATGACATTATATTTGATATTTTTAATTTGTTCCAAATAATTATCTATTGATACCATATTTATATTTTTAATTAAATTGTGTGTTTTCGCATAATAATTTTCCGTGATTTCCAATAATTTAGAATCTTTAATATATTTATTTATGTCAAAGTCAAAGTCAACATCCGCATCTGATATATTTATTTGCATTTCACTTAATATTTTTTTTACTAATTCCAACATATTTACTTTAATATCATTAAGATAGTTGATTATTTCCCGATTAAAAAATAATTTATTATTGGTAATTTTATTATCACATACATTAACTATATCATTTGTAAATACATACATTGATGATGAATAAGGAAATACAATTTGGGATTTTTTTGAATTAATAAATAATTTTGATAATTTGCCATAGGAATCATATATATTATTGAAATTATCAAAATTATTAAAACTGTCAAAATTATCAAAACTGTCAAAATTATCAAGATTTTCATTATTAAATATTATTGATTGTGTAATTAGGAATAATAGACAGTTATTTAAAATAGATTGTGAATAAAAACTTTTTGAATCAGTTGAAGCCAATAAATATTTAAAAAATAATTGCGATGACGATTTTTCATTATAAATATTTGATATATTATTTGACACAACATTAAATAAATTATTATTATTAATGTAGTTAAGTGTCAAATCGTTATCAATAATACTTGTTTGAGCGTTTGATTTTGATAAAGAATTAAAAAATAAAAATAGCGAAATAACATAATCATTATCATTTGAGTTGTTATTTAATGTATTGGTGATAGTTAAAATTGTATTAGTGTTAAAATAATAATTTTCGATAGTGCTTGTGTATTTGGATATTCGAATATTTGTAAAAGGTTGTGTATAATTATTTGATTGAAAATTTTCAAATGCATTTTTTGAATAAAGTATTAAATAAAAAGTTTTATTATTTACAATCAATATATTTGGATTCATAATAAATTCAATTAATTTATTATTTAATATGTTTAAGTTTTGCGAATATTTTGCTAATATATTAATAACATTATTTATTTTATTCGAATTGACAATTTTTAAATAATTTAGTGTGGATAATTTTTTGTCATAACATACTAACGATACATAAATTTTAATTAATAAATTCATTGATAGTTTATTATTATTCAAATTAACGATATCAACAAATGTATTGGAATATTGAATTAACATATCATTATAATATTCATTTGTTAAATTGCCAAAATAGGGAATTTTTTCCATTATTGTCAATACAGAACGCGATTGTATATCGCCATTAATAATGGATAAATATATTGTTGTATCATAATTTTTATTTAAAATCATAGAAGTTATTTTATTGGATATTTTTTCTGTAAATTTGTGTTTGGTTGATTTTAATTTATTATTAATAAGTTCAAATTCAAACACCTCAGAACCCATATAAAATATATCCAATAATAAATAATATAATTCCAAAGAAAACGATAACGACAAATATACATAAGTGATATCTATTTTAATTTGATTAAGAACATTAATATAGGTATTTGATAATATTAAATCAAGTATTATTTTATAGTATTTTGTAGTTAGATATGATATTCTTATGGAAATTTTTGTTTTGGGAAAATCGATTTGAATATATGATAATTCATTATATGTGATATTTTTAATAATATATTCGAATAGCGAATTATTTAATATATTGGAATCAGCCAAAATAATATCAAATGAAAAAAATAATAAACTTAAATTCATATTGTAAAAAATTCCACCCGTATCCGTTTGTTGAGCAATATTATTTTGACTCCAAATATAATTTAACAATTCATTTTGATTAAAAATGCACGATGAAACAACAGATATTGAAGCATTATTTAGATAATAGTTTAGTTTAATAATGGAAATATTTTTAATATCATTAATTACAAAATTATTTACTTTTATATAATAACTATCATAAACACCCAATAAATCAATATTAACAGTTGAACATAATTCATCATTGGATTTAAATAATTCAAAATAATGTTCGTCAATTATTAAATTTAAATATGATTTACCCAATAAATCCCCGTTTTTTGGAATATCAAATGTAATTTTATTATTAGACGTTGATGAACTTAATGACTGTATATTATTACCATTAATTTCCATATTATTTATGTAAAAATTTGTATGTCTTCTATAATATATTTTAAAAAAACTAATATTGGGATTATAGTTAAAAATATTTACTTCACTACCGACAGCAAGTAATTGTATATATCCAGAACCCATCTCTTTTAATTCAATTAATATAATAAATTAATATTTTTTTAAACATTAAAATTATTTAATTCGATTAGATAAATCGGATTAAATTAAATCGCATTGAATTGAAACGAATCAAATTGAATTAAGTTTAATTATAAGTATATGCGGTAGCACCAATACCGCCAATAATTCTTAAAACATTAAAATTCCTCGTTTGAAAAATTAATTCATAATCATCAATTTGGACATTATTTTCTGCAAATTGATTAATAAAAGTATCGATAACTTTTTGATTAATTTTTAATTTTAATCCTATATATGATATTCTACTCATATTACAAGAACCTGTTGGTTGAAATTCAACTGGACTTAAACAAAATGAATAGGAATTTAATCCAATTTGTGGTGTGGAATTATAGCAAGCATATGGGATTAAATAGTTAAAATAATTTGAAGTTTCACTAAATAACTGTGTGCCATTTAAATAAAAATTTGACGCTAATATTATTGTGTTTAATTGGGAAAATGATGAGGGAAAAATAAATTGATTTGAATTATATTGGATAATAACACCGACTTGTTCCAAATATTTTAAATTATTGTTTATAACATACAATCCCCTATTAAATACGAATGAATCAAATAAAACATATTGATTGTATAAAACTAAACAATAATCAATTAAAGCAAGTTTATTTGTATTAATATTTGAATTTGCAATAGTTTGTGTAGGATATATATAATTAAAAACATCACGGTTTTTACTAAATATATCTCTTTGGGAATATTTTTTTTGAACAAACCAAAACATATCTTTACAACAATGAAAAATATCTAATTGGATATTATTATTTGTAGGGGAAATATTATTAAATTCTATTTGTTGAACTTGTTCTATTAAATATTCGTGTGCTGAACGTGCGAATTTATTTCTTTCAACCGAATCCAAATATATATATTCCAAAAGTAAAGTTATTTCCAAATTTCCCTTAACAATTTCATCTAAATTACCCAATAAAAAATTAATAACATCATTATTGATTTTTGGATTATTTGAACCATCAGTATCAATTCTTATACAATCAAGTAATTTTTTTGTATTTATCTTAATTTGTAATGAATTAAATTGTAATGAAATTGTTGGAAATGCCAAACCATAATTAGATAAATGCCAAAATGGAATTGGTAAATATAAAATAGTGCCATCAATTGTATTTGAAAAATCATTTATATATGTGTTATTTCCTATTAAATCATCATATAATTTTTCATTTTTATAATATAATTCAGCATAATTGTTAATATAAGTATCGGATAACGAATATATTTTATTACTACCAATATATAAATCTATTGAATTAAATAAATATGTTGCTATTTTATTAACCCAACAAAATTTAACATAACTTTTTTCAGTATTTTTATCATTTTTTATAATATTATAAATATCCTTATTTACATCATTTAAAATTTCCATATTTTTTTGTATTGTTGATTTAAATCCGGAATAAGATACATCATTTGAAGTTAAATTTTGATACACATACACTAAATTATTATTATTGATATAATATAATGATGCATTTGTGTATAAATCAATGTTATATTCTGTGGTAGAAGTGTTATTTTGGTTATAAAAATAATTTATTGAATTGAAAAATTGATTAAATTGGTCAAAATTTATATATTTTAAAATAAAAGTATTTAAATCCTGAATATATGACAAATAATTATAAACATTATCGTAATTACTAAAAAATACACCAATGATGTTTTTTAAATTATTATAAAAAGTATTAAAATAATTATAATATGGTATACCTAAAGCAATATATGATGATATTGATTCATTTGATGAGAGGTTATCATTTAAACCCAAAGAAATATTTGATAACATATTATTTAAATATGTGAAATCTATTTTTGGTAATTTAATTTTTAATATTGATTTTGACAACAAATCACCATTATTTTTAGGTATATTAATATATGAAGTAGTGTCAAAATTCGGTGAATTATTAAAAGATAATTCCACAGTTTTTTTTCCAAAATTAGTATATCTTCTATATATTGTGTGAAAAAATGTAATTTGCGGATTTCCAGTTAATGATAAATCTTCCGTTCCATATGTTATAACTTGCAATAATCCTCCCGCCATAATTTTTCTAGTAATCTCTATTATTATTATTTTATCTTTATAATTATTTATTTTAACGTGTTTAATTATAAAGATAAAATTATTAATAGATATTATAGGATATTAAATGGAAGACCAAAATAAATTAACAGAATCAACTGAATTAATAGAATCAACAAAATTAACAGAAACAACAAAATTAAATGATCTTAATGAATTTGATAATATTTGTTTGGGTATAGACTTTGGAACAACAAATTCTTGTTTGTCTATTTGGCATAAAAATAAGTCAATAATTATAACTGATATTGATGGGAGTGAAATAATTCCAACTGTTATAGAAATTAATTCTGATAAAAAAATAATTGGAAAACAAGCATATTTGAGAAAAGAAATATTTCAGGATTATTCGGATGCATATAATGGTAAAAAGGCTATTTTTTTAATTTATGAAATAAAAAAATTACTCGGTAAAAAATTTTCAGAATTAAGTAAAAATTTAATTAATATGCTTGCTTATGAAATAAAACCCGATTCAGATGACAATATACTTATAATTGATAATGAAAGTTCGAAATCATATTATCCCGAAGAAATAGCAACACATTTATTTATGAGTTTTAAATTAAAAGCAGAGGTTTTTTTAAAAAAGAAATTTAACCATCCAATAACTATTACAAATACTGTTATATCTGTTCCGGCTTATTTCAATAAAAATCAGAGACAAATTATTAAAAACTCGGCTGAATATGCAGGATTTAATATTTTAAGATTAATAAATGAACCAACAGCAGCGGCAATTTGTTATGGATTAAGTAATATTAAAACTAATAAAACTGATGGATTAAATATAATTGTTTTTGATTTTGGTGGGGGGACATTAGACGTAAGTTTATTGAATATCAATGATGATGTATATGAAGTATTGGGTTCTTGTGGAAATAATAATTTGGGTGGTAGTGATTTTGATACAAAAATAATGGAATATGTATTGGGACAATTTATTTCCACAAATTCCATTAATGATTACGATGAATTTGTTGCTAATATTTCTGAAAATTCCCTACAAAAATTAAAATTATTATGCGAACAGGCTAAAATTGCTTTATCTTCACATTCCAATACAAAAATTAAAATTGAAAATTTCTTTTCAAAAATAAATTTAAGTGTTGAAATAAATAGGGAAATATTTAATGAAATTTGTCAAGATTTAATTCGTATTATAGTCAAACCTATTTCGGATGTTCTTGATTTATGTGAAATGGATAAATCACAAATTGATGAAATTATTATGGTTGGAGGAATGACAAGAGTTCCTATTATTAGATACAATGTGGAAAGATATTTTAATAAAGATGTAAATTGTTCAATTAATCCAGATAATGTGGTTTCTATCGGAACAGCAATACAAGGATTTATGTTATTAAATTCGCAATCAATTCAAGATAGATTATTATTAATTGATAGAACTTCTTTATCTATTGGTCTTGAAACAACTGGAGGTATTATGGATATAATTATTCCAAGAGGTTCAATTATCCCAATCAAAAAGACAAAAAAATATTCAACCGATACAGATTATATCGATTCAATTAATATAAAAATTTATGAAGGAGAAAGAAAATTCACTAAAGATAATTTTTTAATTGGTAATTTTATTTTATCAGGAATTGAAAAACAAAAAAAAGGTATTCCTTCTATTCAAATTACTTTTTCTATTGATTCAGATGGTATCATCAAAATATTTGCTGAAGATTTGGATAATCCCTTAAATAAAAAATCAATACAAGTATCCGGTAATAAGCAAAATTTAACTCAAGAGCAAATTGATCAACTTATAGCAAATGCCAAAGAAATGGACCAAATAGATAAGATTGATAAAATAAAAAAAGAATCATATAATTCCATTATTGATAGTTCCGATAAAATTCTTGAAAATCTTTCTGGAGATACAATTAAAATACCTCAAGAAATTAAACAGACAATTATCACAAATGTTAATGAAATTTTAAATTGGCTTAAAACAACCGAATACACAGATATTGAAATAGAAAAATACAAGGAAATTTTACATGATTATAAAATAAATTACTCGATTTATATTATCCAACAATCAACTCCCATAATCGAATTGGATGCATCAAATGTGGATGATGATAAAGGTATTGAAATTTATGATGATGATTCTAATACTAAAATATTTGAAGAACAAATTAACTATTTTAGAAAAATTGTAGATGAATATGATAGTATTGGAAAACAAATTAAAATTATTAAATTTATGGGTAAGTCTAAAGCAATTGAAAACACACAATTAGAAGAATTGGAAAAATTATATAATGAAATATTCGATTTTTCATCCGATAATTTATTGAATTTTTTTATTAATAAAAATTTATCAAATGAATATGTTGATGATGTTGTTAATAAAGTATATTCGATGGACGTTAATTTTAAGGAAAAATTTAATTTATTTGATAGTGAATTTAATATTATTTCAAAATTAATTAATACGCTTGATGAAAAAGAAAAATATTATTTGGATTTACTTGAAATTATGGATGAAAAAATGAAACTTATTAATACGGATGAAAATATTAATACAAATGAAAATATTAATACGAATGAAAATATTAATACGGATAAAAATGATACAATCCAATTAATAAATGATAAATTGGATATAATATTGGAATATCAAAGTATTATATATAAAATGAATTTGGGTTATATTGAATCTGACATTGATAGAATTCAAAATATGTTGGATAATGTGGATAAATTATAAATAAAATTAGATTATAAGATATCTTGAATAATACTTAAGTGTTTGTTGTTTTAACAAGCATCAATCTACATATTTTATGATATTCTAAAATTACGTTTTCTAAATATGATTTATACAAAATAATTTTTTATTTCTGCAATATTATTTAACATATCAGAATTCATTTCCATAATTATTTAATTATATATATCAAATTATAAAATAAATTTAATTGTTTATATTGGAATTTTGAATATTTTTGAATTTTTAATTGCACTGTTTGGATTAAATGATAAATCCTTACTATTAGTTGTATATGATTTATTATTGCTTATATTTGAATTTTCCATAGGTAATGTTTTTTTTATATTAGATGGTTTTGCTAATTTAACAAGATTTTTAATATCGTGCATATTAGGTGATTTATTAATTTGTCCACTAATATCGTTTATTTCAAAATACCCATTTTTGTCAGAATCATATTTTTCAGAATCTGATTGTTCCGTATGTATTTGTAATTCATCCGTAAATATATCTTTTATTTTATTTATTTTTTTGCCATTTTTATCAAAATATCCCATATCTGCTATACTTCCCTCACTTTTATAAGTTGTATTATTTATATGTGTTTCCGAATCAGTTGATTTTTTTAATGTGCGTCTATTTGCTATAATGTATTGTTTTGAATTTGTTGAATTTGTTGAATTTGTTGAATTTGTTGAATTTGTTGAATTTGTGGATTTTGTTGAATTTGTTGAATTTGTGGATTTTGTTGAATTTGTGGATTTTGTTGAATCAGTTTCTGTTTCTATTTCTGTTTCTATTTCTGTTGTATTTAATTCGTTATTTTGATTGTAAAGATTATATTGATCTAATTTATTATTCATAAAATTTATTTGTGAGAAAATATCGGAACGTAATAATATCAAATCATTTAATTTTTTATTGTTTTCATCAATATTATTTTTTATTTTGAATGTGTTTTTTAAAATCAAACTACTAAATCTATATACGATACTTGAATAAATACGTGAGATTTTATTTTGTTCATTATTTGCAGAATATTTTTCATAATTATTAAATAAATAAATAATCATTTGAAAATAAAACATCATAATTGATTCCTTATAGTCATATGTATCAGTTATATCCAGATTGTCAAAATTTACCAAAGTATCATATATAAAATTTTGTAATTTAATCATCATATCAAAATTCAAAGTAAAAATACTATCAATAAAATTAAATTCAAAAATAGAATTATTGGAATTCCACGAAATAATAAATAAATATTTTTTAATTCCAACATCATTTGTTTCGTTATTAACTATATATTTTAATATATTTTCATTATATATTTTACATTCAATTGAATTTTCACTAATATTATAAATAACAAAACAATTTAAAACATCATTCCATTTTATTTCGGCAAATTCGCCATAATGATTTGTTTTAATTAAATTATTTTTATTATCAATAATATTATTCATAATATTATCATTAATATTAATGTTATTTTTTTCCGTGTTTCCAATAAACATCTTATTACCATCTATCAAGTTTGAAACATTTAAATTTGCATCTTTATATCTATCATATGTAAATTCCCTATTTAATACCGGATTTTGTATATAAGCATTATTATGTGCATCATTACCAATACCACCAATTTGTTTTTCATCTAAATTATTTATACCAATTTCATTATTCGAATTATTTTGATTATTTGCACTCAATTCATTATTATCATTATTTGCTTCTTTTACAATTTTTTTCAATTCTTCTTGTTTTGAATTTTCCAATTGTATAACTTTGGATGAATTATTAGAATTATTGGGATTATTGGGATTTTTTGTATCTGACGATAAATTAGGTATGCGATTTTCTAATGAATTATTATTTGTTTTTATAGGTTTGGTATTCAACATTTTATATAATATAAATATATATTATATAAAAAATCTTATATTTAATATTTTAGTTAATTTGTATTGTTTTTTCAAATAAATTATAAAATAATATATATATTTTACAATTATATCACAATCATATAAAAAAATAATTATGCTTCTTGATTTTTAGGGGCTTTAGCGATTTTATTATGAAAACTATAGGTGATTTTCTTAACAGTTCCATCTTCATTTTTAATTTCAACATCAACTGGTTTCTTTAATTCTTCTCTAACGCCAACATAGTTATATTCTTTATGTTTGCTATTTCTTGTGCACTCTCTAATAGAAAAGTTAACATCAGAATTAAATCCACCCTTTTGATTACCATTCTTTTTCATTTCCTTAATAATGGAACTAAATGCTTTATTTGCTGCTTGTTTTGGTTTTTTACCACAATATCTTCCTTGATATTCATCATTATAAAATAATTTAAAATATCTTAATTTTCCACCGACTTGTTCATCACCATCTGCTTCTTCTGCAGCTTCAACCTCAACTTTTGGTTCTGGTAATGCTTGAGCTTTTACTTCAACAACTTGTTCAACTTGTTTGGATGATTTCTTACTACCTTTTTGTGATTGTTTAGTTTCAACAACTGGTTGAGCTTGAACAGGAGCAATAACAGGTGTTGGAGTTGGGGCTTTTACTTCAGCAACTGGTTCGGCTTGTTTAGAAGCTTTCTTACCACCCTTTTGTGATTGTTTAGTTTCAACAACTGGTTGGGCTTGGACAGGTGCAGGAGTTTGAGCTTGAGCTTGAACTTGAGCTTGAACTGGTTCGGCTTGTTTGGAAGATTTCTTACCACCTTTTTGTGCTTGTTTAGTTTCAACAACTGGTTGAGCTTGGATGGGGGCTGGGGTTGGTGCTGGGACTTGTGCTTCAACTACAGGTTCAGCTGTCTTTGAAGATTTTTTATTATTTTTTTGTGTTTGTTTGGTTTCTACAACTGGTTGTGCTTGGACAGGTGCTGAAACTTGGGTTTTTGTTTCAACAACTTCTTTAGCAGTTTGATTTTTTTCAACAGTTTTTGCCTTGGTGTTTTTAGAACTCATACTTATATTCATATATACTTTTTATTTCTTTAAATTGTTTTCATCGAATTATTTTTTTCAAATAATATTTTTTAATAATTATATTAAAAATAATATTAAAAATAATACTAAAAAGTAATATGGCTAAAAATAAATAATTTATATTATATATTATGGTATATTTTAATATAGTTTAATATTTTGTGAATAAATGATAATATTTTTTTTATATACTAATATATAAGATGACAAAAAAATTGCCAAATCGTGAATTATTAAAATGCAATATTTTACAAAATGATTATAAAATTTTGGGCAATATTATATGCAAAATTGAAAATACCATAGTAGAGAATGAAAACATATTATTATTTTCAAAAAATCAAGTAATGAAATCATTAAATGAATTAATAAAAAAAATCAATGAATCTTACAATGACAACATAATAAATATTTTATCGAATGATATAAATATAAATTCTGTTCAAAATGAATCAATTTATTCCGAAATACCGGATTTAAAATCGGAAAACAGTGAGGATAAAGATTTAAATTCAATATACAGTTCTTTATCAAATGATGATACTAATGATACTAATGATAATATTAATATTAATTCAGATGATAATTCTGATGATAATTTAACAATTTCACATACAAATAAAAAATCCACACCTATTATTAAAAATAAAAATAAAATTAATTCAAGTATTCACAATAATCCAATAAAAAATAATAATGAAAAATTAAAACAAAAAACAAAATCCCAATTAGAATTTATAACAAATGAAGAACATTATATGGAAATTATAAAAGACATTAAAAAAATTAATATAAATGGGGATACAAATTTATTTAATAGCAAATATGAATCATTATATGAATTATCAAAATATGATCCATTTGAATCAATAAAAAAACAAATATTAATATTGTGTAAAATTGTTGGATTTTCATCGATAAATGATATATTGTATTTAAATTTAAATTTGACCGAATATGATTTTAATCAAAAAAACGCAAAAATATTCGAATTATTAAATAATGTATTTGTGCCATTGGATTTTGTTATTTCACATACGAATGCGGATATCGATATGGATATCACCATAAGTAAAAAAAAAAATTTAACATATATTGCATTATTTAACAATTATTGTGATGTCGAATTTAATATCGGAAATAAGTTATTTACAATATCAGGATTTATTAAAAATGACCCTCTTAATGTTTTTATAAGAATATCGCAAATTTCAAATGAATATCTCTACAATAAAAAAATTACATTTGAAAAAATAGTTAACTCAATTGAATCACATACAACTAATGATATGTTGTCAAAAGATAATAACGTTAAATTACTAAAAATAAATAAATCATTTGCTGACGTATATTTTAAAAATTTAACCATAGTAGAAATTTTGATTTATTCGAATGATGATTTTGTTGAAAAACTATATAGTGATTATGTTTTATTTAGTGATTTAAATAAAATGCAATTTGTAAATTTAATTAAAAATTTTACAAAAGATGCAAGTGAAAACATTTATAATATGTATAATATAATAAAATTGCTATTATTAGGAACAGATGAAAATTGTGCGATAGCATCATTATTATTTAATCTTTTGAAAGATAAGAAAATTTCAAATGGGAATGAATTCATTGCAAACACAATATATTCACAACTAAATTATATTGGTCAATTAAAATTAAAAAAATTATCATTTAACATTAAAAATGAATTGGAAAAATTAAAAGGAATAACAAATTCCGATATAGATTTGAAAAAACAAATTTTATTGTCAAAAAATATGCCAGAACACGTTAAGAAAATTTGTTTGGAAAAATTAGATGAATTAAAAAATGCCAATAATGAAACATATAAAATTAAAATGTATGTCAATATACTTATACAATTTCCGTGGTTATCAGAATTAGATGATAATATATTTAAAAATGTGTCATCAGATAAAGCAAAATCAAAAACATTTTTAGAAGGAGTTGAAAATAAATTAAATTCACAAATATATGGACATGACGCAGCAAAAAAGAAAATTTTGCAAACATTAGCAAAATTAATATCAGTTCAAGGCACTCATATATCTCCAATCGCATTAACTGGTCCACCAGGTGTAGGTAAAACAAAATTTACTCAATGTTTGGCAGAGTGTTTGGATATCCCATTTGTTCAAATTACTTTGGGGGGACAAAATGATGGTGAATTATTACACGGACACGGATATACATATTCCGGTTCTCAACCAGGTTTAATTGTTAAAAAAATGGTAGAAGCCGGTTCGGCGAGATGTATAATGTATTTTGATGAATTAGATAAATGTGTTAGTAAAAATGGACAAGTTAATGAATTAATGAGTATATTAATCCATTTAACAGACCCTATGACAAATGGTTCATTTCAAGACAGATTTTTTCAAGAAATTACATTTCCCCTTAATAAAGTAATATTTATTTTTTCATTTAATGATATTAGTAAAATAGACAGAATTTTATTGGATAGAATGGAAATAATTAATGTCGAATCATACAGTATAAAAGAAAAAATTACTATATCAAATGATTACTTATTAAAACAACAATGTAAAGACATTGGATTTGAATATGAAAGTATTAAAT